CACGGCGACCTGAGTGCTGCTGGCCGTATGTACGACGGCGTGGCCGGCGGCATCGAGGATGCGATCTACACCGCCGAGCAGGAAGACCAGGACGAACTGGCCGACCGCGAAGGGTGGAAGGAGGACACGCGATGAAAGCCGAAGATAGGGTGACGATCAGCATTGCGGAACTTGCAAAACGCGCCGAGAGGTCGCAACAGCTATTGAGCAAGTATCACAATACTCAGCGCGATTTGGAGCTGGCAAAAGAGCTTTTGGGGGAGTACATAGAGCTATTGGAGCGTTTTCTTCAAATCTGCAATTTATCGGTTGATGCTCTGCTTTCCAGCAAAGAGGGGCATTTGCGCGTTTTGGGTAAAGCGTTTGGCGAAGAAATGCACGGCGCCATGCAATACGGCTTTCACCTAGAGTCGGACAAAAAATTCCAGCAGTTCTACCGACAGGACCACAACAAATGATCCTCGAAACCGCAGACCAGCGCTCCGACGACTGGTACGCCGCCCGCTGCGGCAAGGCCACCGCGTCCCGGTTCCGCGACGTCATGGCCCGCCTCAAGAACGGCGCACCCGCCGCCGACCGTCAAAAATACCTGACGGAACTGGTTGTCGAGCGCCTCACCGGCCGGCCGGTGCCCAGCTACGAGAACGCCGCCATGCGCTGGGGCACGGAGCAGGAGGCTGCAGCGCGGGCCGCATACGAACAGCGCACGGGCGTCGCGGTGGAGGAGACGGGTTTCGTGGCGCACGACACCCTGTACGCTGGCTGTTCGCCTGACGGCCTGGTGGACTGGGACGGGCTCATCGAGATCAAGTGCCCGTACAACAGCGCCACGCACATCGAAACGCTGCTTAACGGCATGCCGGCAGAGCACACTTCCCAGGTGCAGGGCCAGATGTGGATCACTGGCCGGCAGTGGTGTGATTTCGTCAGCTTCGACCCCCGCATGCCTGAGCCGCTGCAGCTGCACGTCCAGCGCATCAACCGTGACCCGGCGTATGTTGCCGACCTCGAACGCCAGGTCACGGAGTTTCTCAACGAGGTCGGCTCACAAGTCGAGGCGTTGCGACGCCTTGCGGAAAGCAGGAAATGACTCAGGAAAAGCAGAAGCGCCCCTACACGCGCAAGATGAAGGTCTTCGTTGTGACGGATCGTGACGGCAACGAGCGTCTGGTGCGGGCCTACACCTCGGCCGACGCGCTGCGCCACGTCACGCCCACGTTCCACGTGGCGCAGGCCGATCAGGACGACATCATCAGCCTGATGGCCGCAGGCGTCGCGGTGGAAACCGCGGGCATCCAGGAGCAGGAACTGCCGGCAGACGAAGCCGCAGGCCTGAGCGACTAACCCACAGGGGCGGTACGCCGCCCCGGAAAGAACATCATGACAGCACTTGTCCCCGTTGACCAGATCGAGCGCATGGCGCTCGCGGTCGCCAAGTCCGGCCTGTTCGGCGTCAAGACGCCCGATCAGGCGATGGCCCTCATGCTGGTGGCGCAGGCCGAGGGCATGCACCCCGCCATTGCCGCGAGGGATTACCACGTCATCAACGGCCGCCCCACGTTGCGCGCCGACGCCATGCTGGCCCGGTTCCAGCAGGCCGGCGGCAAGGTGGAATGGGGCGAGTACACCGACCAGCGCGTCGTCGGTACGTTCTCGCACCCGCAGGGCGGCAGTGTCCGCATCGAGTGGACGACCAAGATGGCGCAGGACGCCGGCCTGACGCGCAACCCAACGTGGAAATCCTACCCCCGGCAGATGCTGCGGGCGCGGTGCATCAGCGAGGGCATCCGCACCATCTACCCCGGCGTGGCCATCGGCACCTACACGCCCGAGGAGGCCGAGGACATGGCCCCGCGCCCCGCCCGCGACATGGGCGCCGTCGAGGAGGTGGCCCCGCCGCCGCCCCCGCCGGCAGTGGACGTGGAAGCTCTGGTGCGCGACATCGATAACGCCGTCACGCTGGAGTTTCTGGAACTGCTGCGCCCGCAGATGCGCCAGGTGCCCAAAGGCCCCGACCGCGACCGCGTGGTGGCCGCAGTGCAGCGCCGTGCGGAGGAGATTCGTGCTGAGCAGGCGCCGTCTTCCGCTCTTGCTCTTGCAGAGGAGGGCGCACTGTGAGCAAGCATACGCCGGGGCCGTGGCTGTACCGAGCCAAAAGCGACAGCGTACACAAGCCACCAGCCGAACAACCGTATCAGTTTGGCGACCTGATCTTTCGGTTCCACGACGAGTGCGGCCCGAACAACGAAGACTTGGCGCTAATCCTTGCCGCGCCTGAGTTGCTGGAGGCGTGCAAAGTTGCGCTGGGCATCATCGGTTTCGGCGCAGAGCACGATCAAATAAGCGCCGCCATCGCCAAAGCCGAAGGAACCCCCGAATGAGCGCCGCCAGCCACCCCCCCGACCAGCACCTGATCACCCCCGCCCAATTGGCTATCCGCTGGGGCCTGAGCCTGCACACCCTAAGCCAGTGGCGGGCCAACAACAGCGGGCCTGCGTACCTGCGCCTCGGCGACGGCGAGCGCCCGCGCATCAGGTATCGGATGAGCGACATCTTGGCCTACGAGCGCCGGGCGAAGGAGGGCGTATGAACTGGTGGTGCCAATCACTGACGGCAATGTTCCGCCCCGCGTCGCCCGAGGTTCTGGCGGCACGCGAGTTGGACGAGGCTCGCCGGCAGTTGCTGGCCGCAGAGTCCGCTGCGGAATACGCGAACGCGATGTGCGTTTACCACGAAGCGCGGATTGAGCGGCTGCAGCGGTATTTGAAGGGAGAGCAGGAATGACCACCGAAGACGAAATCCGCCGCATCCTTCACCCCGAGGCGCACGAACCCATGCGATACGAGCCGCGCATCCCGCTGGGCTGCGACCAGCAGGGCAGGCATCCGCAGGCTGCGGAGCCGTGCGTGGACCTGGACGAGCTTGGCGTGCGGTTGCCCGAGCCCGATCCGTGGTGGCACGATTGGCTGCTGGTGGCCGTGGTGCTGCTGGTGTTGGGGTTGGTGTTTGCGCCGTTGGGGGTGTGAGATGAAACTGACACCATGGGTCCCCGGCACCGTCAAGCCGGTGCGGGTTGGCGTGTATGAGCGAGAGTGCCCAAACGGCTGGCGTAGCTACAACTACTGGAACGGCAAGGCATGGTCCAGCCCGTCTCCGATTCCCAAGGGGGCCGAGATTTTCAAGTCCTTTCGCAGCGCGTACCAAAACGTCCGTTGGCGCGGGGTGATGAAATGACCAGAACACTTGCAGCAAAGGTGGCAGAAGGCATACGCAGCCAACGCTGGACGCTTAGCGGCTATGGCGGCACTTGGGCCGGAGCCATGCGCCCGCTGGAGGAGTACGTCAAGCGCAAGGTTGAGGAAGCCGTGGCCGCTGAGCGCGAGGCGTGCGCGAAAGTGTGCGACGTGCTTTCAACACATCCTGAATACGCATCGGAAGTGACAAAACTGGCGGCGCAAGCCATCCGCGCAAGGGGGAACGCATGACCATCAACCCCCGAGCCTTCCTCCGCCGCTGCTTTGCCTGCAACCGCGACATGCGCGACCACCCGGGCAGCAGTATGCGGAATGGAATCTGGCGGTGTGCGAAATGCACGAAGAAGGAGAAAGTATGAGCGCCATTCCTTACGTCGCCGTCGGCCCAGACGAACTTGGCGAACAGACTGAGGTGATCAGGTGCCAACGCTGTAAAGAGGAGCACGCCATCGAGTACGGAACCAGCAAAACGCTACGACCTGACAACACATGGTCCGAGCCGGTGCCGAGCAAGCTGCTCGGGTTTTACAGGTGCCAAGGAAAGCTGTACCTCGGCACGGTCGAAGGAAGGAAATGGAAATGAATGACCTACGAACCGCCGCCCATCAGGCGCTGGAGGCGCTGAGTTCGTCGCTGTACCCACAGCCGCGACAGATGGCAGCGATTGCCGCCCTCCGCGCCGCGCTGGCGCAGCCATTGCCTGATCCTGTGGACGAATATCGCAAGGGCTTCATTGATGGGCAGATTGACATGCGTGATCGCCCGGAGGAGCAGAAACAGGAGCAGGAGCCGGTGGCGTGGTGGAAGCGGCACCGAGACGGCTCAGTCGAACTCAATGACGCCCGCACATTCAT